CTATCTTTTTTCACCATTACACATTTCCCCTGTAATATAGTTGGACAAAACTTCATCCAAATTATCACTTACGGCCCCATATTTAGCAAGAACTTTTTCGATTTCAATTCTAGCCAGATTTCGAGCAATCTCTTCCCCGCGATCCTCAACAAGAACAAAGCGTAAGCGGTATGCCTTCTCTTTCGTTTTTTTCATACTGTCATCACCCATAGTCATTGTATGAGCCAGGGCATTTCCACCTTTACCACTTTTCATTCCCCCCCACCTACTTTCTCCACCGCAATATCCAGTGCTAAAGCGATCTTATAGAAAGCCTTCCAACGAATCTTACTGTAGGTTCCTTCGCTGATTGGCGGCTGAAACGTATGGCAATATACGTGATAGTCCGTAATGTATTCAGCGTCTTCCCCCATGTACCGCTCCTCAATCAGAAAACGTTCCATACGAGGCAGCCGCTTCACGGCGCGTTCGACACGTTCACAATAAGCTCGGCGAGCTGCCTGACTGTCTATGTTATGAATCGCGATTGAAGCTGTCTGGTCACTCGTTTGATTCGTTCGTCCGCCTTCTCGGGCTTCGTAGCTGGCCGTTACGGCGGCTTCTCGTTCATCAAAAGTCAGGTACTTGTAGAGCCGGTATTTGCTCAGTGCTGACTCTACCGCCTTCTGTGTCTTCTTCCGATCCAACTCGGGCAGGAAGTCATCCCCGAAACTTAGCTGCTGCATGTAATCCCTCCTTTGTGGCGGGGAGTGCCCCGGACTGGCCGGGGCAAATAATTTCTAAAATGGCAGGTCATCATCTGCAGTTGGCAGGGTATCATTGTCGTCCACATTCTGCGGCTGCTGTTCTTCCTTCTTCGGGCGCCCGCGGCGTTTACGCTCGGTACTCAAGTCGGCCACATTGTCAGCAGCTGGGGCGCTTTCATCCAGTTTTTCTTCTGACCCTTCCCCTGGCTCGTCATTGGCAGCTTCGCTTTCGGGAAGCTCATCATCCACATCCAACTCGTCTGAATCATTCTCTTCAGACTCGACTTCCTCTTCTTCATCCGGAACATCATCCAGACTCAGCTGGCTACTGTCGACATGTACTGTCCCATCTCCATTTACGGTGTACCCGATCCCCTCGTGAACTGTTTCCTCGTCTTCGATGTCGTCAATGTCCATTTGCGAGCTGGAGATTTGTACAAACACAGTTCCGCCTTTCAACTTGTGCAAAGCAACGATTTGTTCGTCGGTCAGGTCGCCCTTTACCTCAAATTTGATTACGTCCTTTTTCGCACCGGCGTTAAAATCTTGGAATACTGCTTTTACTTCTGTTTTCATAGAATATTCGCTCCTTTTTGTTTGGATGTGGTCTGTGGCTTTTCTACGCCTTATCCAGCCGTTAAGCCGAAAGCTTCGACTCAATGTAACGCTCAATCCGTAAAATGTCCTGACAAAGCTCTGATAAGGTCTGAGCGGTCGACTCCATAACCTTCATCTTTATCAGGTGCTTTACTGCTTGTCCCACTCCTGAGAAATAGCCGTGGGCTTTGTACAGCGGGCGTCCGAGACTGTCCTCTTTGCCGCTATATTCCTTGATGATGAACTGCAACCCGTCCGACTCAAGGTACAGGTTATCCTCTATTTGGACCTTCATTTTGCCACCTTCTTCCGCTTTTTCTTCTCCGGTGGGTTGAGGATCGCATTCAGCACTTCTATTTGCTCTTTTGTGAGTTTTAGAGCCATGTCCCCTTTGAGTGCCAAGGCAATCTGTGCCAGCACATAAGCATCGCGCACGTTATCGCTTGGATGCTCAAATCCCCACCGCTTAAAGATCGGCAATACCATCTCGTCCTTTTTCGTATTGCCTTTGCCGGTTGCGAATTTCTTTACTGAAGTAGGATTCACCTCGATATATTGCCTGCCTCTCCGATACAGGGCCATCCGTATGCCATGGCCTAATCCATATTGGAAATCAACTCCCTGTCCTTGGGCTCCGAATGCAAACCCCTCGATGCATACCACGTCGTTAGGTCTCAGATGGTCTACGATCTCGTCTATCAGTGAAACCATCCGCTTGGGATCTACCGCCCCAACTCCAGTTAGCTCTTTGGCCCGCAACACGTTCCCCTGCTCGTCCAGCGCGACGAATCCGGTCTTGGTCGATGGGTCAATGCCGACGAAACGCATCCTGTTCCCCTCCTCAGTCCTCTGCAACAAACACGGCCTCAAACTTGGTATTCAGCACCATCTGAACCTTCCGTCTGCTTGCGAAGTCCATTTTTTCGTAATCAACATCGAATGAGTAGCCGCTATAAACGATCTGGTTTGCAACCGGCAGGATCGCTACCTGATCGACCATGATCACCGCGACACTATCCGGGTCTTCAATTAGGAAACGCTGGTCCTCATCAAGTTTTAAAACGACCTCAGTCATAATGTCCTCCCTGGATACAAACGTAATGGTTTGTTAAGTCGTTATCACCTGAAAATTGGACTTTCTAAATTGGCGGTATTCAGCGTCGCTTATTGTCGTATCCAACAACACATGGAGGCAAAGAGCTTTGCTAAACGGTCCAAGCATAGGATTGTCCACCCATTCAAGCTCCTGGATACTTTTCAATATGGTTCTATATATTTTGCCGCTTGGGCACCTTGCGTCCATAATGTCCCCGATTTTCGGAAGTTCTCCGAATGCTTGGACGATGATAGTCGCTTCAACTAGCACCTGACCACCCCCATTTATCAAATCGATTGTTGTGTTATGCCTGATTTCCGTACCAATCCTCAAGCATTTCAATGGTCACGCCTTTATCAATTAGCGTTTGAATCGCCGCCTTTACTTCTTCGTCCTTCAAAATATCGCTGTTCACTTTACTTCACCCTCCCCATTTATCAAATCGTGTGAAGTGTTAACTCTTCTGGCGAGCACACCGGGCAGCATTCATATTCCCCGCAGGTGCAGCCTTCATATAGTCCTTTTTCTTTCATGATTGCTTGGTTTACTTGGCAAATATGAGCATTAATTGCGTCACGGCCAGCTGCTGTTTTAACGATCTGCAAATCGGACATAAGGTCTTTCAATCGAGATTCAAGCTTTGCCATGTATGGGGTGTATTTCGTGAACTTAACGCCATAATGAGCGTGGTTTACACAAATTTCATGGTCATGGGTTTCTGTTCGACGTATAGCGTGATAACCGTACTCTCGGTAATAGCCGTTATTCCATTCGATTGATTCGACCACATAGACTGCGCCTTTCTTAGCTGTCCAAGTATCACCCTCAGCATCCACAAACTCCATGTTCTGCAAAAGCACAAGGCTATCCCCGATCTGCAAAGCAGATGATCAAAACTCGACATTAGAATCCTCCCTTTCTACAATCCGTTTTGTTAAATGTCCCATTTTTTTACTTTCGTGATACACTATTTAAAAAGTACTAGTAGGTGATTTTTTGAAACTTTTACTCAAAGCCTTTGGTTTTTCGTTTGTCATACACCTTCTTCTTTTTTGGTTCTATTTTACGTGGGTTATTTATAGACAAAATCAACAGTATCAAGAATTACTGCAGATACTCCAAAAGAGTTCGGCTGAAGGTAATGGAATTTTTATGGCATATTCGTGGACAAACACCATGTATGAATCTTTCCTCTGGTACGGTTGCATAACATTTCCTCTTGTCATGGCTGCCTATGTTTTTTACAAGAAGAAAATTTCAACAAAGTAACTAATGTGATAAGCCTTTCTCCTGATCCCTAAAACTCCTGACCGCTGCGAGTATTTCTTCACGGTAATTCCTAGCGCCTTTACCAACAACGTTGCCGTTTGGCCCCCATTTTGGTGATCCGTACACGGTTACTTCGATTCCGTTACCAGTTACAAGCCATCCAATTGGGATGCTTTTTACTTCCAATTTGTTATTCATATGTTTCTCCTCTTATCTCCGAACACACATAAAGATATATACCTTATTTGTTGTAGAGTTGGTCAATCCATTCCTCAAAGCCTTTAATTGACGGTCTTTTCTTGTTTTCGACACACCATCCAATGTAATCTTTGAAGCCCTCACCAACCTCTGCCAGCCAATCGGCACCATAACCGCCACTATAGGCATCTTGTTCATATCTTTCTAATTTTTCTAGTAGTTGTTTGCTCATATTTTCACTCCCTAACTATTTAGTAAAACTCGACTGGCGACCAATCCATCGGGACACCCAGTATCCAGCTCTTTATTGCCCTCCATATCAGGACTGGGAGGGCGATTGGATTGCCGCCAGCCTCCATGATTGCGAACATGAAGATCACCAGCGCTACCAATAGGCCTGTCATTATGTCCTCCAGTGTCTTAAAAAGAAACCTTAGCATTTCCCTCAAGGCGACCCCCTCTTATCTCCCTACACATTGTGATAAGGCGGGAATCGCCTTTACAGCGAAACCCCAATAGCGTCGCATTCTCCTTCGCAATCTTCGTCAGACATTTTCGCCAAAACTTCCTCTGGATAATTGCACTTACGCAGCAATTCACGGTACTCGTTCAATTTGTTTTTCATCTTAAATTCCTCCCTATTTTTCAAAATGAGCATTGTGTTAAGTCGCACGATCATTGATCTGCTTAATCGCCCACATGATCGGATAGATATGCTGCGGAACAACGGCATTTCCTAGCGCTCTACTTCTGTCCACCCGATCGGGAACCCCATCATCCACTCCAGGTATTGGGGGTTGATGTACTTGCCAATATACTCCGGGTAAATGGACCCCAGCCCCCCCGGCAAAATCGTCCCGTGTTCCCCAGATGCTTCTGATGGAGCTAACGGTCGTATCGGTTTGTGGTTTTGACTGGCCGTTGGAGTGGGCAAGAACAAACACCCTGCCTCTTTGATGTGGGGCTCCGACGGCACAAGCCGGAATAACAAACGGTTCTGCGGAGTAGCCGATTCCTTCCAAGTCAGAAAGCACGTCGTCGAGCCCCAAAGTGACATGCCCAGCAACATTCTCACCAACGAACCAAGCGGGCCTGGTTTCCTGTAATAAACGCTTAACCTCCGGCCAGAGGTGACGGTCATCTTTCTTGCCTTTTCGCTTCCCGGCATGACTGAAAGGCTGGCAAGGGTATCCGGCGCAAATAATGTCAATTGCTCTTCCATCTCCGATCACCCCAGCGTCAATCAATGTTTGTTTCCTCAGTTTCCGTACATCGTCGAAGATCGGAACTCCCGGCCAATGCTTTTGCAAAACCTTCTGGCAAAACGGTTCGATTTCGCAGAACGCAACCGTCTCAATACCGGCCCACTGAGCTGCCAGATCAATCCCGCCGATCCCCGCGAATAACGACAGCATTCTCATGGGCTTACCACCGCCTATTTAACATAATTGAGAGTTTGTACCCACCTCACTCCCGCGCTACTATGTAGACAAGGAGTGATTCTAGTGCAGAAATCTTTTTATTTTCCTGTCCCTTGGGGAGACGTTAGCTATTTGAAAGAAGCCTTGATCATAATGGAATTACCGTTCTGGATAGAGCAGCCTTCGAATCGGCTGCAGCTGGCCCCGGGTGAGGTCGCACTTGTCTTCCCTGATCTTCACGTTCGCGATTACAACGCTGTTAGGGAACTGTTTGGAGAACATGGGAAACGGTATCCCGAATAGGCTATTTTTGTCCGTTCCAGGTTGGCCGCCCGCCTCCGACCTTGTAATTGTTCACATAGGCGTTGGTGCCGTTCTCTGCTATCCACTTGGATATTTTTCTTGGGATGATAACGGGTGCCTGACGCTTTGGCTTTTGTGTGTTGCTCATCTTATGCCCTCCCCTCAACATTGACCGCACAGATTAATCGGTCGATGTACCAGCGGGCCTTTTGTAAGTCCTCCACACCGCCTTTGCGGGACCAGCGCCACAAGTACTTGATTGCCGCCCCGGTGCTGTAAGCCTGTCCTCCGGCCAGCCCGGTCGTAGCTGACTCAATCGCATCGATACATTCAATGCTGCCGGCAGTATAATGGGCAGGGTGATTCACATTATCGCCCTCGATTGATGCGTCTTCTCCGACAGAAGCGGAAAGCAGCTTGTTCGTGATATGGTCCTCTAGCTTTCGCTCCAGTTCGAGGGCTTTCTTCTTCCAGGTTTCAACCTGTTTTCGCAGCCGTTCAATTTCTGCATCCTCTGCACTGGTCTTAGCTACCTCTGTTTCTTCGATATTTCCTGCGGCTACATCTGCCTTGGAATCAGAAGGTGTCTCCACTCCAATAGATTTTGAGGTAGCGGAAGGCACTAAATCCAAAGCCCTTTCCTCTGCATCTTTCTCTTTAATCCCCCAATCAGTAAGGAGATTGTAAAATTTCGTAGGATTGCTGGGGTAATAATTGCGCTGTATGTGCGTGCGGGACATCCCCTCTATACGGAGACGCAAATACTTATCTCGTGTAAGCATGGGGTTGAAACCCTCCTTCCACTTTTCCAACTCTTCTGGGCTTAATTGATAGGAAATCACTGGCCCGCTACCAGTTGACCGTTCCTCTACGTCACGTCTTGGAATTGGGGTGCCTGAAAGGCCAATCCGGGGCATAGACATTCCCCCTCCTCATTCATCCATCTATCCAGTCAGACAAATTGACTGGCTTTTTTGATTCAGGAACTGGTTCTTCATGGGCAACCGGTTGTGCTGATGAAAACCCGAGGTCCTCATCCATTCGCTGCAGGTATGGGAATTTTTTGGCCGTTTGCTCCCTTCGATATTCCTGGACCTTTTCTGAAACAAAGTCATAGGTTGCCATCAGTTTTGCCTTGGCTTCTCCCTCCATTAGCGGATGATCAAGCTGCTTCGCTTTCTCCAGCAGCCAATCCAGTGACTTTTGCAACTGCTCATCGTTTTCGATTCGTTTTCCGCTCAACCGTGTCACCCCTTGGCAACTCTTCGAACCGCTGAATCCAGCCCTTGAACAGAAGGCGGAACTCATTTACCCCAATGTCGCGGCCTTTGGCGAAGAATGACTGTACTACCTTACCGCCCTGGTCGGTGTCTTCCGGATCGTGCCAGAGGAATTCAACCACGTCGGCATCTTGCTCGATGCTCCCAGACTCTTTGAGGTGGGAGAGCTGCGGCTTCAAAGCCTGCTCACTATCACGTGTCATCTGAGAGAGCAGAATGACGCAGCAATTCATCTCTCGGGCGATCTGCTTTGCGGTCGAAGTCACCCGCCCGATTGCCTGGTCCCGGCGTTCTCCGCGCTTCTGAGGAATGCTCATAATCTGCAGATAGTCCACCGCGATAGCAGCAATCTTCCCGTACTTCCGTTTGAACTGGCGGGCTGTGGCCCGTACCTCTTCAATCGTCACCCCGGAGCTATCCTGAACGAATAGGGGTAGCCGTTCTAGCGTTTCATAGCGGGCTTTCAGCTTCGCCATCTCGTCAGCTTCCAGGCTCTTGCTTTTGATCCGGTTGTAGTTGACGCCGGTTGTCATCGCAAGCCAGCGGTCAATAATCTGCTCAGTTCCCATTTCCTGCGACCAAAACAAGACGGGGCCAGCGTCCATATGGTTCTTTCCTCCACGGTGCTGCCGAGCAATCCCGTAAAGCATCTGAAGTAATTTCGCCGTCTTCCCTACGCTTGGCCGCCCTGCTAATACGTACAGCCACCCGCGCCACACGCCTTTGGCCCACTCATCGTATTGAGTAAATCCTGTCTTTACAAATTCAGCTTGCTTCGTCAGATGGTCGAAGTAGCTTTGCTTCGATTCGCTCAGGCTTTTCATTTTTCCGATCTCTTGTGGCCGGAGTTGAGCAACCTTATCCTCAATGGCTGCAAAATACTCTTCATCTGTGCTGAAATCTTCTTGAGCAAGATTTGCGATTTCGTATCCAACCATTGCCCCGCGTCTACGGAGTGCCATAGATCGGACTATCCTTGCATAGTGCTCCACGTTTGCGGCTGTTGGACAAGCACTGGCAATCTCAGTTAAGTAGGCAGCCCCACCCATGTCATCGATCCGGCCGTATTTGAGGTATTCTTTGGTGATCGTCAGAATGTCGATTGGAATGCGTTGTTCTTCCAGGTAACGCATGACCTCGAAGATTTTTTGGTGCCGCTCGGTGGAAAAGTCTCTTGGCTCCAGAAAAGTGATTCTATCCAAAGCATTCTGATCCAAAAATATTGCTCCCAGCACTGACTGCTCTGCGAACAGATCGATGCTTTTTTCAATTCCAGTCAAACTCATCCGGGTTGTTTCCCTCCTGTATCCAGCGCTGGAAGGCGATTTCTTTATCACGTGGATCAGCTTTCTGCTTTTGCTGCTGCTTTGGTTTTTGCGCCGCCTTCATTTTCAAGGCAAGCTCTCCGAATTTGTCCCGCAGCTTCTTAGCGGACAACACATTGACTTTCCAGAACGGGTCGGATGTTACCCAGTCGATAACGTCTCGGATCAAGTGCTTGTCCTGTACTTTGTCTATTTCAACCAGCTTTCTGAACTCATCCGCCCATTTTTGCAAATCGGACCGAACAATCAAATGGGAAAGCCCCTCTGCCTCTGCTACAGCTTTTACCTTGTCGTGGAAATAAACGGCCATCTTGTAGTAGGTATTGTCCTCGGCGTACTGCTTCGGCTGCCGTGTTTTCTTTGATTGCTTCTCCATTTCCACGCTTCCTTTCTTCATTTTTGGGGGAGCTGGCTTATTCTGGGCCTCCCATTCAACAAAGTTTTTGTTAAAGCGAATGATTCGCGCCCCCCTTTTGCCAGCCCCCTCGACCTTGAATATCCTTCGCTCGATCAACACTGATAGCTCTCTGTCGACTTGGCTTCTGCTGGCTCCAATCTGCCCTGCCAGAAATCCGAGCGACAGTTCATGTTCCTTCCGGCGAAACCCATAGGTGTAACGCCAAGCCGCGATCACGAGACGGAATTGGGTGCCGTTGAGGCTGGTCTTCATGACGTGTTCAAGTATTTCATTGGCAATCCGTGTGTACCCGTCCTCGATCTGTGGGCCTGCCATTCACCTCACCCTTTACAGTTGCAATTCCTGTGTAACAAACCGGCTGATTCTTTCTGCCAGGTCATCCCCGTCCTTTTGGTCATCGCCTGTCGTCGGGATGGTTGTCCACTCATCGTAAATCTCCTGAACGCCGCGCTTGATACGTTCTCGTGGTGTTTCATCGATTGTGTAGCCGTTGACAAGAGCCCGCATTATGAGTGTTTTCCGCTGGATTTCCAGCGCAGTTCCGGCAGCATACACCCAGCAATAAACAGCTGATAACCCGTATCCGTCCTTCTGTAGATCAATCATTTTCATAATTGAAGGTTCACTGAACCTCTCTTGAGCACATTTCAACGCCTCTGCCACCCCCTGTGGCAACGGAACCTTCTTCCCCGCAACGAGTTGGTTGATCTCTTCCTGCAGTAATCGCTTCTCTTCTGAGACAGATTTGTACACACCTAGCAATTCATCAAAATGCTTTTTCAATGCTTCTTGCTCATTCACCAACTTGTTATACTCTGCTTCCGTGTACAGTTTTTCTACTGGGAGTGGCACGGCGCAATCTATCGGAACATCCAGACCTGAATGTGGGCCTTCAATGACTTGATACGGTCTGCTTAGGTCGAACGGGTTTCCGGGTCGAACTCTTGCGGTCATCACTGTGCCTTTGGATATATGGACAGAACCTGTTTTCAAATTCTTGATCAGCCTTATCTTGAACACTCAAACCACCTCAATTTCATAGTGCCTTCCAGCTTCAAGGCCCTTTCGCTTTAGAGTCTGCTTCACGGTCATTTCTGCGAGCGCTGGCAGGTTGTTTCGCTTTGACAGGTGTGTTAGGTATATCTTCTCGCCACGCCCCTGTATAAGGCGCTGAAGAGCTACAGATACCTGCTTGTTTGACAGGTGCCCATTGTCAGAGAGAATGCGCTCGCGAACCCTGCCGGGATAGTCGGATGCCTCTACCATGTCTGTGTCATGATTGGCCTCGATGATGTAAATGTCGCTGTCGGCCATGTCTGCTAACATCTCACCATCCACCCTGCCGGTATCCAGGCAGATACTTACCTTTGTCTCGCCATCAGTCACCGTGTACCCGACCGGCTCGTAGGCATCATGGTGGACTCGGAATGGCTGTACGGACACCCCGGAAACATCCAGCCTTTCGTACACTCCGTGGATGGTCTCTACTGTCACCTGCAGCTCATCATCTACACCGGAGATCCCTTTCCACTCGCCGTATGTGGCGTAGACCGGAATCCTGTATTTGTTCGCCAGAGGCAGTCCCTTGATATGGTCGCCGTGGGCATGGGTGATAAAAATTGCCGCTATCTCGTTTGGCCGTATTCCAACATCCAGCAGTCGCTTCTCGATCTTTGTCTTCGCCACTCCAGCGTCAATCAGCATTGTGGATTCTCCAGCAGTCAATGTGATGCAATTTCCGTTTGATCCGCTGGCCAGAATGTTGACCTTGATGACTGTCATCCCCTTTCAATTCATCGTTGCATCTGATGCATATCTCACGACCGCGCCAGTAGTGCTCTCTTCCTGGATTCCTCTCTTGCCCGCACAATTCGCAATCCGGATTCCTTGTGTAAATCTCGACTTTGTACAAGCCGGATCACCTCATATCGCTCGATCCACCTTGATTCGCTTTTGCCACTCCTTTGGAAATTCGCACTCTTCGACTGATACCTGGTAGTGCCTGGTTCCGAGAGCAAAGGAAACAAAACTGTCGGTCAAGCGCTCGTAATAGAAACCGTTCATGTCCGGGTCAGCCGGAACCGCGTGTTTTGGCTGCGGCTCCGGGACCAGATCGTCGAAAAAGTTGAGCTGCCTCATTCTGTAGTGCCCGCTTCAAGCATTGCAGCTTTTTCTTGTAGGCTCTTGAGTAGATTCGGGATATTTAATCGATTGATAAGATCAGCTGAAAGCTGCGCTCGCAGATTGTCTTCAAGCGTTTTGATAACCGTCTGTTCTGCTTCTTGGCGAGCATTCTTAATCAATGCTGTTACCTTGCCGACAAGCTCTTTTTCGAGGAATTTGTTGATGAAATATTCGTGAATAGACATCTTCGCATCGCTCTGATAACGCGGTATATTTCCGTCCTTATCAAGAACTTTCTCCTTCAGATATCTGTCATAGCGCATACCGACATATTCACTAAGTGACAGCATCTGTACATTAGAGCCCCATTCGCTTGATTTGTATGGTATCTGCATGTTGCTTACCGTATCGGACATGACATTTTCCAAAAACTCGTCGGTCACTTTGCTGGTCACTTCCTCAAGCTTTTTATTGAGCATGTCCCGAGTACTTTTCTCAACTCGCTCGGTAAATTTAGCTTGAATGCCATTTATTACTTCTTGCTTGATGATCGAATCAAGGTCGCCATCTTCCGATATCCAATCCAATTCAACTTCGATAGTGAATTTTGCCACCGTAAACACCCCCCGGAATTTATTTATTTTGTGAGGGCCGCCGGAGCGGCCTCTGAATCATCAGGCCAGCTCATCTTCGCTGGCGGCTTGTGCTTGCTTCTCAGCGATGTGCATATCCATGATTTTCAGAAGCCCCGTAATCTCGGCCAGAGTAGGCTTGTCCCCTTTTGGCTTCGCATGCTGCTCGATATAGGCCGCCATGTCTGCTGGTTCCGTGATGCCAAGCTGAGCAAACTTTTTCTTCATCTCTGCTCGGGCTTCTTTCAGTTTGGTTACTTCGGGGTCCTCTTCTAGCTGCTGTTCCTTTTTTCGTTCCGATGCCGTTTGCTCTACCTCCGCCGTAATGTCTTTGCGCTGTGGAACCTCGTATGCTGCTGGAGTTGCATCTCCGGGTTCAACATCATCGAATCGCAGACCGAACGCTGCTTTTAAAGCTCTCCGCGTCAGGTGTTTTTTGAACATGTCATTGAAGTAGTTGGTCCACATCGTTTTCTGCATACCGATTTGCGAACGCTTGAAATGCTCAACCTCTTCCACATCCATCACAACCGTAAAGGGGGCATACCCCTCCTTGTAGGCGATCGCATAGCCGCCGACAACTTTTCCCCGTGGGAACCCCCATGAATGTTCATCAATGACAGCGTAGTACCGGCCATCCTCTGCTTTTTCTTGGTGCATTTTGAAAGTGTCGTTGTCGTGGACGAGTTGTACGTCATATCCCAGATAACCTTCTGTTTCCTTGGCTTTTCGAACATAGAAATCGACGCCGAATTGAACGGTCAATTTTCCTTGGAATACGCTTGGGTGGATCTCTTGCAAAATTGGGTTTGCTCCCGATGCTTTGGCAATCCCCATAAACAGCCTGAATTGTGAGTCATTGCAGTCTTTGGCGATGGTCTCGCGGACCGTGATGATGTCTTGCTCAGTCAGTTCCCCAAAGGGCATTAATGCAAGTGCTTGGCTCATACAGTAGTTCCCCCTGTTCTTTCAAGCATTTTCACGTTGACCAGTTCATCTATTGCATTGCGGAGCATGATCGCATCAACAATTGAAAGCTGAATATTCGGTGTGTCTTCAAGAAACGGGAGTGCAATGTCGATGGTGTTGCTATCGGTGCTAAACCTGCGGAGTACGATGCAATCATTCGCCTCCCCTATTTGGACCGGATGATACCGGGAGTGTTCGATCATAACGACCTTGATCATGAATGACCACCTCCTGAAGCTGCTCCAGCTTTCAGCCTTTCTTGATTGTTCACAATGATGTCAACGCATGCTGTGCAAATCGTTTTTTGCTGGTACAAGTTTGTCATTGGTCGCTCAACATTCCCGCACAGAGTGCAACCCGGGCTGTATTTCCGAAGAACGATTGTTTCCCCGTTCACATACACTTCCATTGGGTCGCCCTCATTGATTTTCAGCGTCGTCCGAAGTTCCTTTGGCAACACCACACGGCCAAGATGATCTATTTTCCGTACGATTCCCGTTGCTTTCATTTCGCTTCAACCTCCGTTTCGATTTTCAGGTCTTGTCCAGCAACCACCCGGCAGATAATCAACTGGCCGACCGGCTGCGTAAACCGCGTGATACTCTCTGCGTTGTCTACAAAGCACGGAGCGACGATTCCGCTCTGCTGGCTCAACACGTCCCGAAGTTCCAACCCGGCGCGAATGCTCTCGGAAAGCGACAGCTTCCTGTATGGCTTGCCGTCCATCTCTATCTCAAAGTCGGGCTTTATCTCGCCGTCTCCCTTGTTCTGCTTGAATAGGCGGATCGACAGCGTCGTGAACAGGTCTTGCACTTTGGTCGCTTGCAGTTCGGCCTCCTTGGCCTGAAATGCCTTGATCGCGTCCAGGATGAAAACCGACTCGTTGCGGCTGACTAGTGTCTCGGCCTCGGCAGCTTTCGCTTGCTCAATCTGATCTTCCAGCTGCTCACGCCTTGCGTAAGCTTTGATCACGTCGAGCAGTGGCTGCTTCTCCTGCTCAAGAGAGCGTATCTTTTCCAGCTGTTCGGAAACGTCGATATATTCGAGCGATGCAAGCTGTGCTTCCGCCTCTTTCCATTTGGCCACCAGTGCTGCATGCTGCTCCCTGTAGGCTTTTACCCGCCGCTCTTTGTCCTCGGTGACTGCTTGTACTGCTTCGGCTTGAAGCGCCTGGCGGCAAGTTCTGCAGGTATCCTGTATTGGCTCATCGCGTAGTTCCGGCCACTTGGCAGCTGAAGCACTGATCTGCTCTTTCAAAGCATTGATTTGCGAGAGTAGAGATGTATATTTGGCGTTCGTCTCGGCTGCTGAATTCGTAAGTCGTTCAGTCTCTGTGATCTGGCCGTCCAGCTCCGCAATCTTTGTCGTTACCTCATCGATGTCCATGCCTACCTTTGGCAATCCATCCAATTGCTCACGCAGGGTTTTGGTGCGACTCTGAGCTGCTATGTATGCTTTGTCCTGCTTGTTTTTGTTGTCACGGTGGATTTTTTCCAGATCGGCGAGTGAGTGCTTCTTGACCAGATCGGCCAGCTTGTCCGCCTGTGCTGCAGGCAAATGGGAAAACACTTCCTTGTTGGCCGGAGCCGTAACGTATTGGAGGATCAGCTTACGTTGTGACTCCCAATGCAGGCTGGGAAAGTACCCTGGGTTGAACAGTGACAGGAACAGGTCCTTGTCAAACAGAGAATGCACCAGCCCGTCAAACTCTGTTGCCTTACTCGGGACTTCGTTGATCCAATATTTTGCCTTTCCCTTTGCAAGGCCGCGGCCCAGCAAGACTTGCTTTTCGTCAACACTCAGCAGCAGTTCTGCCTTAACCTCGTCGAAGTCATATCCGATTGGTGTGGGATCCATCTTGCTTCCAAGTGCGTCTGTGCCGTACAATGTCCATGAGATAGCTTCAAGAATTGAAGATTTACCTTTCCCATTGTCACCGCTGATCTTGGTTAGGTCGCCAAACTCTACTACAAGATCGCGGTGGCTTTTGTAATTTTTCAGGGTCAGCTTTTGAAACTGAATGATCATGTGAAACCTCCTACAGATCGGCTAATTCTTGCTCAAGCCGCTTGATTTCTGCCTCTGTAACGTCGATAAATGCGTTGATCATGCTGGCTTCTACATGAGCAGCGTATTCTGTGAGTTGTTTTTCGTTACTTCTGCTTGTACGAATTGTTCCGCCGTTGACGTCTAAATCAATACCCCGACTCTTCTTAGCAAGGCTAATTCTGCCTTTCATCCGTTCTATTTTCTCGACAAGCTGCCTTCCTTGCTTGGCCCGCTGCTCCATATACTCCAGAGTCTTGATGTCCACGCTACTTCTCCCCTTTCTCGATTGTCATTTCAACCGCACCCAACGCCTGCGCCAAACACTTACCGCTGCAGTAAAGATCGCCGTCGTAGTTCCACACTTTATCGCCTTCAAATATGTCTTTCTGGCAGCTATCATTGGCGCATTCATCGATCGGCTCATTTGGTGTTGCTTGTGGGTCGGGCAAGCCCTGAGAAAACCTGTCCATATACTTCACCTCCCCTCACAACAGGCCGTTTGCCTGCATGTCGCTTTCCAGTTCCGTCAACTCGCGATCCAGCCACCACCTTGCGTTTCTGTCCAACGTTGGATTGAAGAACAGTTTAAGCAGTTGCATGCGGTGGGTGTGAGCAGCTTCGCTGTCAGGTTTCAGTAGCATTTGCAATCACCTCTTCCATTTGGATTTATGCCGCAACATCTCCGCGAACACGGTGGCCGACTGGTAGGCGGCGATTTAGCCGAATGATACGGGCAATGTACTGGCTTGCAGTTGTTGTATCCATTGGCACAAGATACACGTCCAGGTACCATCCCTGATCAATTAGAATGACCCGAAGCAATGTTTCACCTCGCTTTCTCTCACACAACTGCACAGAACGTCGAGTCTTGGCAGTGACCCAACCCTTTCCTTGCCTGACATTGACCTTGTTCAGGCTGCCTGGTTTGATGTATTCCGGCGCGGCTCCCTTATCAGATCGTCGCCCGCTCCCGCTCTTCGGCGCTCTATGCAGTTGTGTGGTATAGATTTGGGGCTTGATACGGTCCGGATCAATCGTGTTTTTCGGGGAAGAAGTATTCATCTATCAGTTTGTTAAGTGCTTTGTACCCCTCTTCCGCACTGATCTGACCGTTCGAAAGCCGTCTGGTTACATCTTTCATGCTTGCTTCAAATGTGCGTTTGGACATTGGCTCGCATTTGCTCGACCGGTAGTCAGATAGGTGGACGATCATTGCACTGCTTCCTCCTCTACCTCTTCTATGTCAAAAGCAATGGTGATGCCCAAAGCGTTGCAAACACTCTCGATGTAATCCTCATTCCACCGTCTTCTCCCTGAAAGGAGATCGTGGATGTGTTGGTAACTGCATCCAATTTGCTTGGCAAGGTTTGACTTCGTTACTCCCTTACTCTTCATTGCTGTCTTTACAGTTTCGATGACCTTTGCCTTCAATTTCTTGTCACCTCCTGGAATAAATATTAAGCATTATGCTTATAATAATCAAAGAGCAAATTTAAGCATTTTGCTTCATTTTGGAGCGTTTAAGTGATTTGTAATCATAATGCTTAATATTGCTCTATTTTTAAGCAAAATGCTTATTGTTTTATTGCTTACACAGTGTTACCATTACTTTCAGCAAAATGCTTAAAAAGGCGGTGTCTTTGTAGTGGAACAAAATGCGGAAAGCAGAATCAGGAGATTAAGGAAAGAACGGAAACTTAGTGGAATTAAAGTAGCGGAGCAGCTAAATATTACGCCGCAGTACTATTACGATATTGAAAAAGGGGAACGTAGACTGACAGCGGAAATTGCTGCAAGTCTTGCGGATGTTTTGCAGACCACTGTAGATTACTTACTCGGGAAAACTGACATAAATCTGTACGACTGGATTACCTCGCCTTCAGAAGAAGCTCAACAAGTGCCAAAGAAAGTACAGCAAACAAAAGAAACCCCTGCCTCTTATGAAAACGAGAAGGAGTTTCTGTCGAAAATTGATTTGTCCGATGAGGAATTAATGCAGCGGTTTAAGGTTATGGTCGATGGCCGAGAATTGACTGAGAAGGAATGGAAGAAGTTGCTGGCTTTTCTACGCATGGAACGCGAGCTTGATTAAGGACTATTATTTCTCGTAAATTCTTCCCCAACATCACTGACAACTTTTCCAGATCAACAATTTTCAGTTCGATGATAACCACCGCCTTGTCTTGTTAGTATAAGGTATTTGTGATTTCACTCATTGATGTACAAGAATATTATACCACGATTTACGAACGTGTGTTTGTTTTTCTTGAAAATCTTAACTGGTATTGCAAAATATGATATGATTCACACGATCACCGCCTTGTGTATAGTCAAAGAAGGAATGAGAACCTATGGCAATCTCCCGTGGGAGATGCCTATTGACGCCACTGCTAAAGCAAGCTGGCTGGACTCAAGCTGAGCTGTCGCGTAGGACAGGGTATTCTTCACGGATGATTTCCCATTTTTGCTTATACGATGGCGAAGGAAAGGGAAAACCCATGTCACCTGAAGCAATGTACGTTGTTTCAAAGGCGCTTGGAGTCCGAATGGAAGCTTTGTATGAGTGGATTGAGCAATAGGCACTGCAGAGTAATTTCTCTGCGCTCCCTTGGGTTGTTTGAGAACCTATAGGTTCTGATTGCTGACTCCATTGTAAACCTTTCCATAATTGATTTCACTAGGAACTTACCCCATTCAATTCCATAAAAACAAAAGGGCTCCAAGTTTGTACTTGGAGCTTTTTACATCGGCCAGAAATCATCATATTCAATCTGCTTCCCTTTTTTCTTCAAAGCCTTGACTATCCTACTGGCATTTTTCATCGACGGCTGAAATGCATCCCCCGAGCAAAGCCTACTGATCGTAGACTTATTAACCCCGCTTTCACGGGACAACTCCTCCTGACTTATACCCTGCTGATCCAACCATCTACCAAACTTCGACCTTGGCTTTCCGAGTCCAAACCAAGACATTCTTTGACCTCCCCGTTTTTATTAACAGCTTGGTCAAAAGTTTCGTTTTTCAAACGTTGCGAATTCGGGAATAATGGCCGAGCGATCTCCCATACGTTTTACCAACATAGCTACATCACCAGTTACCGGAATAGCTACTGCCATAATGTTGCGTCACTACTCATGCATCCAATATTGATTTGACTGTAAAGCAGCGACTTGTTAAGAGCGGAGCGATGGGGCGGAGCCCTGAGCGAAGCGAACGCGAAAGGAAGGGAATTGTATGAATCGTTTGGTGAGTATTGCACATGCTCTGGACGACTACCTACAGAACTTCTTTCGAGATGTTGTAATCGATCTATTCGGTGGGGCGATGCTCGGAGGGCTCCCTAGCGCCCGCCTGGGGGACGGATTGTATGTGCTTTTTAAAGGTATCTCAACTGCCTGTTTATTGACGTATTTCGCTTTGAAAGTACCTGGATGGGTTAACCGTCGGGCAAAAGTAAAAGAAAGGCTTGTCAGGGCTTTTATTGAGGGTGGTATTTACGTTGAAAAGCAACGGCGGGATATAGGAGACGGCAAGATCAAGCCATACCGCATATTTCCCACCATAGAACGAGTTGGGATTGATGACAAGTCGACTACAGTCAGTCTCCGCCTTCCTATCGGGATGGACCCGGCAGTCATTGAGAGTCGGGCATGGGTTTTCCAGCGGGTATTTGGGGAAACGGCTCAGCTGGTAAACGACCGAGCCGGGCGGTTCCGACTTCTGATCCCAAAGAGACTGCCAACGAAAATAGACTACGATTTGGAGAAGGCAAAAGCGGCCATTGAGAAAGTCGGTGGGTTTGCTTTGTACGTTGGTGAGTCATACAACGGCAGCATGGCCATCGATCTGAAACAGACTCCACACGTTGGCCTGGTCGGTGTCACCGGCTGGGGGAAGTCGACGGCCCTTCGCGTAATCCTCAACACTTGGCTTCAGGTGTACGGCCCAGATCGTCTACGGCTATTCCTGGGGGATCTCAAAAAAACGGAGTTTGGTCTTTACCGCGGCATTCCCCACGTCGAGGGGACCATCGCCGTCAGGCGGGCCGAGGTGGTCGCCATGCTCACTGAGGTTCACGAGGTTCTCCAATATAGGCAAGAGCTGTTTCATCAGGCGGGTGCAATCGACCTGGATGAATACGAGGAGCTGACCGGCGAGCACCTGCCATATGTCGTGCTGTGCATAGACGAGGTAGCCAGTTTGGAAGGGGAAACCGTGGCTCACGAAATCCTGGAGGAAATCGGGCAACTGGGCCGTAGTTTCGGGATCTTCCTGATCTTGTCTCAGCAGCGCGTGGACAGAGAGGTAATGGATGGGAAGTTGAAAAACAACCTGAATGTGCGGATCGCTTATAGGATGAGTGACGATTTGAACAGCAAAATGTTTCTCGGAAGCACGGCAGCCGCCGGCATAAACACAAAAGGCCGTTGCTTCGTTAAGCAGGCAACGGAAACCTCGGAAGTCCAAACGCCCTGGCTCTCGCCGAAGGAAGCGCGTTCACAGATCGAAGAGGTCAAGAGGCGCTATGCAGGTGTTAAGAAAACTCTGCTACCACCGATCAACCCGACTGTTCCCCAGCCTACCGAATTAAACGAGCAAGAAAGCGACGACCTCCGCGAGCTGCTGAACGCACTGATGGATGACCAGGAGGTGCCGCCGCATGCGAGCGCGTGACCGAGCTATCCTACGAGACTTGGAGCGGTTCCGTTGTCTTTCCCGGGATGACGTGATCAAGCTTCACTTTAGCGGCGTCAGAGACGGCGTGAACGCGGCAAACAGGGTTCTCCGCCGACTCCGGGACCGTGGGGAGATAGAAGTGATCACCAGCCAGGTACCATACGTGTATGCCGTGAAACCTTCCCCAATCAAGAGGGATTCCCAGAAGATCCCGCACTATCTAGAGATCGTTGCCGTATATCACCAGATGGCGCAGCTACGTAAACCAGACGTTTTCGTGCCGGAGCCAAAGTATGGCAAAGGACTTCCTGAGCCGGACATCTTCGCCCATTGGGGAAAGCCACTGTTCATTGAGGTGCAGCGCAACCAATTCACACCATCTGTCTGGACCGACAAATTCGCACGATACCGGACTCTGTACCACCGAGGAGACTTGCTCCGCGAATCGTGGCAAAATAAAGTGGCCCCGGTGTTCCCCTGGCTAATCATCCTGACTGATTACCGTATTCCTGTTCCTGATGGGCTGCCCTTTCTTGTGTTCCAAAGTAAAACTATTACAGACCTTATTTCAAACAAAAAACCCGGTACTGCGTAGGTGCAGATCGGGTTACACGATTTCTTTGATGCATTCAGGCGTGTCGTTCTTTGGGCTACCTACTATGGAGGGGACTGGGTAGGCTCGCATTTTAGTAAAATCGTATGGAACGAGCAGGGATTCCAGCAACTCGGCGTCAAATTTTTCTCGGTCCAGCCAAATAGCTTCGTCTTCTTGTCGAAGGATAACCGGCATTCGGTCGTGAGTGTCTTTTACTACCTCATTCGGCTGAGTTGTGATGATCGTACAGGTGTGAACCTTCTGACCGTCTGGGCGTGTCCAGGTGTCGAACAAACCAGCGAAGGCGAATGGTTCCCCGTTTAGCATGGTGATCCTCATCGGTTGTTTCCCACGGTCCGTGATCTTCCACTCATAAAAACCATCTGCCGGGATAAGGCAGCGTTTGCGGGTGAACAAATTCCGAAAAGCCGGCTTCTCCTGAAGTGTCTCCGCTCTGGCATTTATCATCTTATAGCCGATCTTCTCGTCTTGGGCCCACGAAGGTACTAAACCCCATTTAAGTTGACCAATTCGGCGCTTTCCTTTATCCGCTATAATTGCTGGGATATCCTGACCGGGCGCGATGTTATAGCGTGCCAGAAGTTCAAAGGGGATGTTCTGCAAACCAAAACGTTCTATGACTTTATCCGGCTCCGTGGTAAACGTATAACGTCCGCACATCGTTATCCCTCCTGCTTACATCTTATCCGATACGGGACTATTTAAAAACTCAGTTCTTCTTTATGCGGAGACGGGTTTTCTTTACTCTCCATTAATTGCTTCATCACTTCATTGACCTTTTTCTGCACCCCCATAAGAACCAGGTTATCGTGGACCCTGAGCATCTCGACCTGGCCCCGAAGCGACCAGATCACAAAGTATTCCCGTTGATCATAAAATTCCTTTATGATCCGTACACCACGCTGCTGCAGTTCTTTGGCCGCCTCCCTCTCCTGGGCGAACACTACACTGCCCATGGCCCTAATTCCGTTTGCCAGAATAGCAGGAATGCTCAATGGGGCTGATTGGGCTAAAGAAAGGTCATCCTTAAGGTAGGAAACAGTCTTGCTCAGAATAAACCAGCTTTGCAGTAGCTCTTTTGGTTCCATTTTCATCACTCATTTACGAACGTTTGTTTGCTTTTGTTTTATTATATGCTTATGTGAGTGGTCGAGCAAACAGCATAAATAAAAATGTCCCGTGGTGCTCCCGGGACTCTAAATGTCCTTTGCCGTTTTATTTATTAAAAGACGGGTGTTCCCAATATTGAGATGCGACCTTGGAGTAATTTGCTATATCGAAATTGTCCCATTGAATTTTTTCCGCTATAGCCCTGGTAAGGGTGATCTTTAATACAACCCCGTCTTCTGTTTTCCCGTAGACGTCAACAAGGGGGAGTTGCCAAAAAAGTGCCGCTTCCTCTACTTCTGGGATAGCAAATAAAGCTTTAAACGCATCTGAGCTTGCCAACAAAATACCGTCCCTGGTCAAACTGTTTGTTAGATTCTCGTTAGCATTCATCTTAGCAATGACGATCTTATCACCTTCTTTTTCGGTACCAGCATGATCGTTTACTTGTAATTCAACAAGGCGGTCCTTTTTCAAATTTGTTTTCTCTTTGACAGAGTCTGTGATTGCTTTTTTCACGACATCCTCTATTTTTGGTGTACTTGGAGTTGAGGATGTTTCTTGAGCAGGTTCTTCCTTTTTAGGTTCCTCTGCTACCTGCTTTTGTTGCTGTTCCTTTGAGGCTGTTGTTGCCTTGGGATTAGTTGGAGACAGTGCTGCAGCCAAAATGAAAATGACAACACATGCGGCAGCCCAAATCATATTCTTTTTCGCGCTGCCATTTTTCTTTTTCGCTGAAACAATCGCTAAAACTGTAAAGACGACAATGCCCAGTACAGAAGCCAAACCTATAAGTGCAGTAAACACCATTGCATTTCCTCCTAATATTTTCCTTGTGTCAATTGTAGCACTTCTCAGGAAAGTTGCGGTACAAATTTACCATGAATCTTACCAATTTGACGCAAAAAAGCCCTCCAAACGGAGGGCTTCATTCATTGGTGCGGTATTCCTGCCGCGTCCCGTAAAGATTTTGCTGCGTAGTGTGCTGCCGCTTGCACCTGCTTGTCCGAGCTGGCCATGTAGACCGCACCCAAGACGTCGATCACTTTCTGGGCGGCCACTTTGTCGATTGTGTTATTATCCACCTTCTGTGGATTAGTGTCCCACCAGCCCTCGTTTCCGAGCCCGTCGTTGAGGTCCACCTGGTGCCCCGCAAGCTCCTGCCCGTTCTTGTACTGATAGAGGTTCGCCGCGTACGAAAGCCGACCTTTGCTCCAGGCGTAGGTTTGCCAGAAGTGGGAGCAAGCGCCGCGGCGGGCCATCTCCTCGACGACAGCATAGGAGCCGTACACCCCGACGTAATAACCGGGCAGCTCCTTGGCAGCTGCGCGAAGGTACGCTTCGATGGCTGCGTAGTGGGTCGGTTGTGCGTCGAAATCAACAGCGAAATAGATCGCTGTCCCCTCCGGCTGTCCGATCAGCTTGGCCTCCTGATAGGCTGCCTTGCCGTCCCTTGTTCCGTTGACTGCACCGCCTGCCGCATCGTTGGTCCCGCGCTGGAACACACTGACGATCTTCATGCCGGCCGCAGTGATCGCTTCTGCTTCTGCCCGAGTCAGGCGCTTCCACGCCATGCTGGCTGGCACGAGATAACGGCAGACAAATCGCATGCCTGCCTCGCTCATTTTCTTTGCTTTTTCAGCCGTCAATGGGACGGCGCAATCGATACCCTTAGTGGTTGCTGTCATTTCCCCTCACCTTTACCTTTCAGGACGTCAACCGCTCGGCGGATCGTTTCCGGCACCGGCAGCCCGGCACGTCCAGCATTTTCGATGATAGATAGCAGCTCGTTGGCCAGGTAGAAAAAGATCGTAGCATCCCGGAAGATATGCTGCTCTCCAAGCGCGGTATCAATGAGATGGGCTACGGCCACCATTGCAAAGATAAACACTTTGCGAGCGATCCCTTCCAAACCGACTCTGCTGTTGAGAGTATTCTCCTTCCAAGCGGCGTACACACCGCTGGCATAGTCAAGAGCGACGAATCCCAACAAGACGCTAAGCAATGCAGACCAACCTCCCCATAAAAAAGAGGCGGCTGCGCCTCCTGCTGCAAACACTGACTTAGAAATGGTTTCCATGTACTTTCCTCCTTGCCAGCTGGCAATAAAAATAGCCTCGCACAAACGAGGCTTTAAACAGTTCTTACTTTCCCTACCACCACCCAGCCATGCCCAACGCGGGCCAGCAAAACCCGATCCCCGGCCCTTGGCGTATACCCCTCCAAGAACGGATAGCGTTTCGTGCTGGCTTTCGTCTCCCCGTCAAACTGGACAGTCGGAAGGCCAGAAGTGTAGCTGGCCGGAATAGTGCCCATCCTGAACGGTGAAGGGACGTTCTTCTCCGGTGTAAGGATTGATAAAAAATCCTCAGCGCTGTTCATCAGACGTTCACCACCTTCCGGATACGGTGCCGCATCCGAGCACCCGCCCGCAAATCAAACTCCCACGACGTTTCGATGTACTTATCAGTGATTCCGAGGGTTGTAAACTCAAGCGTTAAGCAGTCCATGTCCGAGTGCATTGGCATGATGGCCGTCTCAAACTCCACGGACTCGTATACCTGAGAAGCTTCAGACGCGATCCTTTGCGCCCTAGCATCAAGCGTAGACTGATCTGCCGCCTCCTCGTACTCGCGGTAGTCAACGATAGTTCGACCGCGACTTACGGTACTTGTAGGGCTCTCCGGGTTGCTATTCGTGTACGTGCTGACCAATGGCGGACGGTCTGGCTCGGATACGACCAAAACCCATTTGTTAGGCACCGCGAACAAGTCTAGGGACTGCTCGACGTCTGGGAAAATTACGGACTTATCGTCGTCTCGGTAGGTGTATTCGCTGGCGCGGCTTGCAGGAGGCACGTATGGTTGTGCTACAGCAATCCCATGCTCGTCAAACCAAAGGGAGCGATAATTAATCGCCCCCAATAGATCGTTGATAATATGCAGTTTGGCTGTACCCGGGTCCCAGTCTCGATCTGCCGGTAGTGTCTTGTCAGTAGCTGTTAGGTTCTGCCCCGTAATCCCGGCGCTATCCAGCAGCTTCTTAACCTCAACGATGTAGTTTGCTCCGACTTTGACCGTATAGCGGTCATCTACCTTGTCGTCGACGAGTACCTGCAGCAGGTCGTAAGCCTCTACATCGCGCCAGACCGATCCTGTTTCGTCAGCTTTTCGGGGTGGAGTAGATAACACGAAAACCCCTTGCGGCCACTCTGTCCAGCCGCCATCTGGCATACGCAGGAGTACATACGGCTTGATCCTGTCCGAAAGGAAGTTAACCGAGCCGTCATCCAGCAAGGAGAAAGATGCTGTCCGTTTGATCTGTGCAAGGGCGTTATATCCTACCCTGCCGCTTTGCACGTTCGCGAGATGGGCTTTAAATTGGTTTCGTTTGTCCAGCAGCTCGTATCTAAATCGGATTGTCCGCTGCGATGCATGCAGAGCCTTGATCACTTGCTCCGCCGTATTGCCGTTGCGTGCAAGTATCTGCATCAGACATCCTCCCTGTAATCGGTCTCATCAATGGAAAGCGACACGTCATAGCCATAAAACTTGTCTGTGCTAGGCAATAAGAATATCACGCCGAACATCTTGCGGCCACGATTGTCTCGGTAACAAACGGTTGACCTTCTTTGGACGATTACTTGTAATGCTGCCCGGGCATCCTTGCTTTTCAACATCCTCAGATCGACTTTTATGTTGCCTTCGCCAGACTCCCCGAATTCAGCAACTGGTCGTTTTCTTCCTGCAAATTGCATCAGGCTTCCCTCTGCTCTCCACTCATCGCTGTACCCGTTTCTCAATACAAACTGGTAGGCTGTTGAGGCTGGAGCATCTACGCAGTGAAGCCAAGCACCTTTTAACATGATACTACCAGGGTAAGTCGTACTGTCGGTAAAAGTGCCGTTGTCCCCATAGGCTCGAACCATATACTCGTATGTGATACCGCTGGTAGGTGTATAATCCTCGTAGCTTCCATTCCGCGGAATCCCCGTTTTTATTCGGGTCCATGTCGTCTCTCCTGCTTTCCGTCTATAAAGATCGTTCGATGTTACGTTCGGCTCCGTTCCTTTAGGTGTCGGATTGTTGATTGAGACGGATATCTTTCCTTCTGCGTGTCTACCGATTACTGTCAGAGTCGGAATAGGTGGGACAGTGTAAGAAACCTGAATTGTGAGTTCGACCCAATCACTCCACAAATCGTCCGTATTCTTGATCCGTACTCGAAGAATATAGGTGGTGTTATTTGCGAGGTCGATACCGACTGTACGAACCTTATTTACACTCAATACTTCCCCAGTATCCCAGATCACTGCTCTAGCTGCATTTAACACTTGGACCTGATAGCTTGTCTGACCGAAACTAGACCACTCTAATGTAGGGCGAGCAACTGGTACAGGGGAAGAAGGTCCGGTGATCGTTGGGTTTGCTGGTTTCTCTCCAGCGAAAAAAGTTGCCTGCGCAGAATAAGGGCTTACTAATCCTACTTGGTCATATGTCCGTACCTGCCACTCTATATTTCCACGTGGGAATGTGTTTGCAGGCGCGTCCCAATACTCCCTTGGAGTGTTTTGGGTTACCGTGTTCCAAGTAGTCGCGCCTGCCGTTCTCCATTGGAGGTCGAATTTGCTTTGCGTATCCCAAGGAGAGTCATTGTATTTCCAGGACAGGCGTTGCGGAGCGGCTCGGTTCACGCTTGTTCCGTTTGGAGATAGATTGGTTGGCGCTGTAGGTGCTGTGTTGAATACTACCGCGTCGAACATCACCTGCAAATCATCTTGATAGCTCCAGCCAAGCATATAATTTGTTTCTTTCTCCATTATTGACGGATGGGAAGTTGCGCCTGAAGAGGTATGTTTTGTCAGTGTTTCGGGATTGCCCCACACGCCAGCAGCTGATGCAATAATTCTTCGCAGGTTATATCTCGTCGAAGAGACTACCGGATCTATACCGGACCACAGTATATAAATTTCATTGGCGGTCGTCCTGCCCATCGTTGGGAAAGTTTGCGCGTAATTGATGGCGGTGATTTTCTTCATCGGTTCCCAACTCCACCCGATTGCATCAGTGCTCTTTGTGTATTTAATGTTTCTGGTTGCTGGATATTCCGCGTCTGGACCGTCCCAAGCCACCTGGATTATTCCGTTACCATCTACTAAAGCTACCGGATAGTCTTGTTGGTATTTACCATTGTTGTATACATATTCGATTCCTGCCCACCCACTAGTAACTTTGCGGAAAATAGCTATAAAGCTACCTCCAGAGCAAATAATTGCAGGGTATCCATCTTGACGAACAATGACACATGGGTTTTTTAAGTTTGATCCGGAGGTGTTCCATGTCGATACCGTTTCTGGATTGCCCCACGTTATGCTGGTGTTTCCAGGTGTTCCCCTTACATATTTAATATTGAGCGAGTTAGGAAAGGTGCTGTTTTTGGTTGATAAGGCAAAATGTATTTCTGTTTTAGAATTGTTTAGAATAGCACTTACTCCGCCGTTTGTGTCCGTCTCCGTTGCGTTTAAAATCATTTGCCTGACTGAATGTTGGTCCGTATTTGTTACTTTCGTTGCGTCAATGGTGACAGATGCCGCGGAATTGCCACCGTACGTATAACAAACATACACCACATTTCCTTTTGAAACTAAGGCATACCCTTGAATGCTCGCTACAATAAAACAAAGTTGCGAAAATGTTTGTCCTCCGTCTCTCGAGACATACAGCCTAACTTGGGTATACACACTGTCATAAGCAGCGCTAACAATCCAGTTATTGTCGAGTACAACATTTTTTCTCCCTCCGTTTCCAGCTGTGGAATAGGACTCAGGTGCAATCACAGTTGGGTCGATCAGGATCGGATACACACGAGCCTCGTCTGCCATCCATGAATTGTCCATCACGATTCCAAAATCAAGTGTGCCGTTTTCATTTGCCGTCACCCGATATTTACCCGACGCTTCTGCTCGTTCGGGAATATTCGAATCAAAGGCAACGATCTTGGGTAGGGTGAAAATCACCTCATCCCCATGGCGGATTTCAATAGCTTCATCCGTCTCAAATGGACCTGCAAGCTTCATCCCCATTGAGTGGACAGATAGTGAAGGGTCAAACTCCAAGCGACCGCTGATTACAAAGTCGATCTTCCCGGACAGCCAAGGCACTGGTTCGCGCTGCCACCCTTGGACAATGATCGTGTGCTTGAGCCTGTCTCCATCTACGATGAACATGTCGTCGACGTCTGGCATAGATCGATCAAAACGTGCTTTGTTCCCTCTTACTTCCAACGGTGCATCTTGTACGGAGTAGATCGTATCCTCAAGACCATGCTCGTCAACATACCCCATCGAACTTGGTGTCCAAGCAATCGTAAAACCCTTTGTTCGAAAAGTTACCTTATTCCCCGCGGGATGGAATTCAGCCCGGCTTAATTCGTTCTGCGCGACATATACGTTTTCGGCCTCTACGAACGATATGGTGTTATTTAGTTGCGACTTGTCAAAAGAAGCTACCGTAGCCATTACCACACCACCTAATGAAAAAGGAGAAGGGGCCTCCTTCTCCTTAGTAGTTTTGGTTCAAATTTAATACGTTTGTGCCTCCGTCCTCATCAATCGTCAGTTGGCTTCCATCGGCTAGAGTAAACACTGCAGGATAGGTGAATGGCACGGCTTTTCCGTCTTTATACCAGGTTCTCAAAGGTGCAAAATAAGTGTAGCAATAAGTATTATGCGCGATTGTGAAGGTTTTCAGAAGGTCGACTGGAACTGCCGCTACATTCAGATCATCGGAGAAAAGATTCTGTTGTCCACCACGCATCCGGGTGCCATCGCTCAATTGCGTTTGCCAAAAGGTTGCTCTCATCATTCTCTATACCTCCGTTTTAGTTTTACCGTGCTCTTGCCGGTTGCCGCAGCTGCTTCGTCAAGATTGGTAGTGCTTCTGTCTGGACAACCCGCTTGATCTGTCCATTCAAGTCGTCAATCCCGTACACAGGGCCATTGATATTTATTGCCAGCTGAACCGACTGGGAAGATGAGCCGACACGAGGGAGATCGTAGTTCGGAATCACCTGAGATCCTCGCGGAAGGTTGAGCAGCTCCGGCCCCTTTTCCCCGACCCAGGTCCAGCCTGAGCGTGAAACCGTCCCTCCTGTTGCGAGTCCGGGGAACCTGAACGACTCTTTTACTTTATCGAAAGCGTCTCGGATGGTGTCGCCAACCTCTTTGGCTGCTTTCCTCACATTCGTGTTTACGCTGCCGCCGAAGTTATCCTTGTCGACGTCTTTCTGGTAGGCCCCTTCTCGGTCGGTGTCCTTTGGTCTGGTTCGTCCGCTGTCTTCCTCTTTGCTGCCTCCGGTAGATGGTTTTGGCTTGAGCCAGTCTGGCATGTCAGCCCAATCTCCACCTGGTCCGTAAATAGGATCGTCTGCACCTACCCGGTCACCAACTCTACCACCTTCGACCCATTTACCGTTTATATTTTCGAAAATCTTTCCTTGCTCGATAACGAGGTTTCTGGCTGCGTTGGCGGCAGTGTTATAGTTTTTTTCAAGCTCTTTCAGTTGGCTGTTCAGTCCTGCGTAGGCTGTTTGCTCTTTCAGCAGTTCCAGGTACAGCTTTTGGGCTTCAACAGAATTTGCGCCTTTAGCTGCAGCCATATCATCGTAGGCTTTCTTGAGCAAACTCACCGTTTCATTAGAAGTGTTCAGCTGCTTGCGAAGCAATTCCATCTGAGCTTCCAATTTTCTCGCCTCATCCGCAGTCGTTGTTCCCAAGGTTGTGGCGAACAACTCAAATTCCTGCTTGGCGATTGCCAGCTCCAAGTTGGTGGTCTCGCGAATTTTGCCAAGAGCTCCAGTGATAGCTTCTGCCATCAGATCAGCTTCCGTTTTTACCTTGGCGCCCATCTCTTTCCAGTGAGCAATGGCGGCGTTCTTGGCTTCCTCTGTCTTCTTCTTGACGATGTCTGCCTGTGCTTTGGCAGCATTAGCGACAGCAGCCTCGTTCTGGCGCATACCGACAGCCAGACCTTCAGCGATGTATCCGCCATACTCAGCCATGAGGCGGGAGGGAGAGGCGATTCCAAAGAACGCCTTAATTTTCGCCGCGATACCAGAGGCAAACTCAGTGACTTTACTCTGAATCCAACCGGACATGTTCTGGATTCCTTGCCAGAGCCCCTCTACCAGGTATTTCCCGTACTCAGCCATCAGTCGGGATGGAGAAGCGATTCCGAAAAATGATTTGATCGTTTCTACAATGCCGGTTACGAAGGAGAGTGTTTTCTCTTTTATCCACGTAGCCATAGATGTAATACCTTCGCCAAGCCCTCTCACAATGTCCCCGCCATACTTGGTCATTTGCTGACCAAGGCCCGTGAAGTATCCAGCAATTCCAGCCACTAAACCACCAAGTAGGTTCAGGATGATGTTTACAGCTGAACCGATAATGCTCTGCATCGAACTCCAAGCGCCGGACAGGATCGACTTGACACCCTCCCAAGCTCGGCTCCAATCTCCCGTAAACACACCAATGAATGTGTCGATTACTCCTTTGATTATTGTCAGGGAACCACTGATGATGCCCTTTATCGCTTCCCATACGGAAACGACTATATTTTGAATGTACGGCCAGACTGCTACAAAGACAGCCTTAATTGTTTCGAGAGTCGGCGTGATGTAGGTCACGATGCCATTCCATATGTTTTCGAAAGCCTGTTTCAGATCAGGCCAAATTTTGAGCCACCAGTCATGAACCTCGCCGAATTTTTCGGTGATGAACGATGCTACAGTATCGACAGTAGGCTGGATAAAATCTCGTATTTGCCCCCAGATTTGGATCGCATAGGCTTTGATCGTATCCCAGTTTTGGTAGAGCAATATTCCGGCTGCTGTCAATCCAGCAATCGCCGCCGTCACAGGCAATATCGCCGCAGCCATAGTCGATAGTTGTAGTCCCAATGCTCCCAATCCTGTCGCCGCTAATCCGACAGCAGCCGTAACTGCACCAAAAACGCCGATTAATGTCAGAAGGGCAGCTCCTACAGCTGCTGATATTGCTACAAATTCCTGCACTTTCGGGTTGAGTTGGTTAAACCATTCGACGATTGATTGTATAGCTTCTGCTACTGATCGGATTGCTGGCGTCAGCGCGTTTCCAATCGTAATCTGAGCTGTCTCAAAAGCGCCACTGAGTTGCTCAACCGCACCTAAAAGGTTATCCTTCATCTGTGCGGCCGCTTGTGCAGACGCACCTGATGAATTTTGCAATTCTTGCGTCAATGCTTGAATCTTTGCCGGGCCAGCTTCTACCAGAGTCATCATACCGGACATGGCTTCAACGCCGAATATCGTTGCTAGATACGCTGCTCTTTGCGAATTGCTCAGGCCAGCCATTTTTTCCTGTAACTGGCCTATGATGTTGGCAAAGGGGAGCATATTTCCCTGCACATCGTTGATTTTTACACCAAGTAAGCTCAGAACCTCTGATGCTTCATCTGTTGGCTTAGCCAGTCTGGTAAGGGACATTCGCAGAGTCGTACCCGCCGTTTCCCCACGGATACCGGCATCCGACATAATTGCCACTGCCGCCCCCACTTCTTCTAGTGACATGCCCAACGTATGGGCCGGGGCTGCAGCATACTTCAATGCGTACGCCATTCCCTGAAGGTTGGCAGCTGAAATATTAGCTGTCTTTGATAGCACGTCTGCAACATGTGTGGACTGCTTTGCTTCCAGACCAAACGCTCGTATAGATACCGCCATTGTATCGGCAACGAGCGCCATATCCTCACCTGACGCTTCCGCTGCAGAGATAACGCCAGGCATCGCTGCAATAATTTCGTTGGCTTGAAAGCCCATCGCAGCCATCATTTCCATTCCCTGGGCCACTTCACTAGCGGATTTACTTGAGGAAGCTCCCAATTCCATGGCTGACTTTGACATGGCGTCAATCTCGGCAGCAGTTGCTTCTGCGATGGCGCCGACTCGATCCATTTGAGCCTCAAAGTCTGCGGCAGTTTTTACGGCTCCAGCCAGCCCGGCTGTGACTGCTGCTCCAGCTAACCCAAAAGCTGTTGCGATTTCGGAGCCGATTGACTGCAGACGATTCCCAACGTCTTGCAAACCCTTCGACCAATTAGCCATCCTGGAAGGCTGATCGTCCAACTCTTTATTTACTTGCTTGAGCTCCGTCTGCATGCGGGCCATTGCGGCCTCGGCTTTGTTCAATTGGGTGGCCAGCTTCTGCGTGGCGACCGCGTCCTCGCCTTTTTCTTGTGCGGCTTTCTTGAACTCCTGCCGTAGCAACTCTATCTTTTGGCCTTGTAGCGTCATTTGTTTCGTAAGCTGATCGCTCTTTGCCCGCAGTTTATCTTCTTCACTGCCGAAGGCTTCCAGACTTGCTGAAGCCTTTTCAAACTCGCTGGCAACCAGTTTCATTTCCCGCTGAATCTGCGCCATGGACTTGTCCAGCCCGGTATCATCTAGTGATATTTTCGCTACTAGATTGCCGACTTCGATCTCTGCCATTTTTCTCACCTGCCTTTATCACAGGAAGCCGACCTGATCGATAGGGACGATTTTCTTCTGGTTACTGCCTGACCGGCGCATCAAACGAAAATAAAAAAGGATGTCCATCTCATCAATTTGCGAGAGGGTCCACCCCTGTTTCATCAGGTTCAAATATAGATCGTGTACAAACTCTTCCGGCTCTACTGAGCCGGAGCTTGGTTTGGGTCGCTTTCGTCCACTCCCAAAGCCTCGGTACCACGACCGACAACAGCGTTAATCGTTTTGGTAACAGTGGCGATAAGCTTATTTGAATGAATCCCATCGTAAAACTGATCGATTGTAAACTGCTTCCCATAAACCTCTGTAACAAATCCGACCATCTCGTCCAATGTATTCTCATCCATCTTTGTTCCATCTTGGAAGTGCTTTTGCATTTCAATAGCACGGCGAAACATGCGACCAGAAATGAAGTCCTGAGTAAAAGTTTGGTTTTCTCCATCAATCCGCAATGTGATTTGCATATCTATTCCTCCTGTTTTAGAGATAAAAAAGAATGAGAGAGAGGCGTAAACCTCTCTCTAGGCGATTGGGGTGCCGTCATATACAGTAGTAAACCAGTTCGTAATGACCTCAGACTTTACCCCTGTGCCGTCTTCGTCTACGCGAGCACGCCATTTTTTATCAGTCTGCCGGGAGATGAACGTCCCGGTGATCGTCGGTGTCTGGAAGGACGGGCTATCTTCCTTTGTTTGGAACTCTTCCTCATTCGGCTGAAACTTGCCCTTGTAAAACCAGTAGTAGCGATATTTCCCGTTACTCTTCTGGCTACGGAAGCCTAGCGCCACATATGGAGCAACGTCCGATGACGCTTGCACCAATACCCCGTTGGCATCGACGGTAGCTCCAAGTAGGTCCTTCAACACATCCTGCGGTAAGTCTGCGACATTCAATTCCAACTCGATTTCACCGAGAGCAGATGCCGTCTCCCACGCCTGGTCGTCGGCGTACAGCGTTTCTGTGTTAGTCGTAGGTGAAACCGTCCCAGTGATTGCGCCCGGGATTGGTTTCGGTGTTGCGTAAGTTTCTTGTGTTTCATCAGACATGATTGCATAGTGGATCATATCCATACCGATGCGGATACCTTTTCCCATTGCTCATTCCTCCTCAAATTGCCGCCGGTAACGGGTGGCTTTGTGATAAACCCCAGTGTCTACCTCGTAAAAATCGGGGGCACTTCTGCGGGACCAGCCGTTAGCCTTCATCGTGTTGTCAACTTCTCCAGCCAGTTCCGATGTGCTGGCTTTCGAAAATATGTCGACCTGCACAATTACATCAGCCATAATCGGATGATCGTCCGCAAATGCAGCATCCCAGTTGTCTACTTCAAACATAGTGATTCGCGGGTATTTTTCGGCGTCTGCTGCTTTCAACGTGTAGATAGGAACGTTGCCGAATTTGTCTTTGCCCAACAACGAAACAAGCGCCGCATTTTCCATCAGCGCTTGCCTGACTTCAGCTTTTATATCTGTCTTCATCCACTTTGCAGCCCCTTCCTCATCTCATCGGCAAGGATTTGCAGAGACTCGTCTTTCTTTTCGTGAAAGCTTGGCTCAGCAAATGGCTGTGCTGACATTTTGGAAGTCCCGTACTCCAGGAAGTGAGCCCTCCACCCGACTTTCTTTGTTGGCCCGATCAAAACGTATTTCACCCCGTCACGCCGCTGGACACGGCTGACACGAGTATTGTCTTTGATATGGAAGGCGTATTTGTACCCTGATCGGTTCACTTTTTCGCGCATTGCCTCTGCGATTGGTTCGCCAGCAGCTTGGAGAGCCTTGTTCTCGACCCGAGCAGATGCGTTCTGGAGCTTCCGGCGTAGCTGGCTAAGCAGTTGGTCCATTCCTGTCAATTCGATACCATTAGCCACCCTCTAGCACCTCCACCATAATGTGCGTTTCGGTGCGATCTCCGTGGTAGTCATCCAGTACACCTTTTATCTCGTAGGTGGTGCCATCGTGCTTATCGACCAGACGCATGTCCGCGAGGATGCCGCGTCGGTAGCGTATTCGGTACTTGACAGCTTTCTCAGCGTTTACAGCTGCAGCAGCGAAAAAGTCCCGGGCGGAGAGTGGATTCCGGGCGGCCCATAAAGTCGCTATGTCCACCCATGTTTCCTCAACTGGCGTTCCTTCTGGGTCAAGTACCATCTCTTTTTTCTGAATGGTGATGCGACGGTTCAGATCACTTGCTGTCAGCTTCTGCATCATCGCGAGCATCCTTTTCCTTCACTTCGTTTTTCCTTCCTCTTTGTGTTCTCTGCGGCTCCTCTTCAACAGCAGCGATAAAGCCCTGAGCGATCAACTGTTTCGCCCGCTCATCGTTCGGCGGAACGTGTGGCTCACCAGGCTTGCAGTGGCGGAGGTTGTCAAAACGGTCAAGGAAGTCTTTCAACACAACGTATTTCATGCTCTCCCACCTCCTTACACACTAGTTTTCAATTGCAATATGATGCTTTGAAGAGCATAGTTGAACCGCTCGATCTTTTGTGCCGGGTCGCGGTTTTCGTAGTGCAAGGCGACATACAGCATGACGGCAAGGTTATACAGACTAGATGGTGCGGTTGGCGGCGGTACTCCGGCGTTGGTCAGGTACTCCTTGGCTGCTTCCATCAAAAGAGCGAGGACACCATCATCTTCGCTCCCGTCTATTCTCAGATACGTTTTCAGTTCTGCAAGTGTGGGCACCCTTTTCACCCCTAAAATTAAGGTGTCGGAGGTGTTTCAGCAACTTTGGCAATTCGGAATGCAGACTTCAGCTTGATTTGGTGGTCAACCCATGCCGTCAGGACGAAATCCCAGACACCAGTACGTACGTTTTTGTCACGGTCGTAGATGATCTGCGGGTCATAGTTGAAGTGAGAGTAACGGAAGTCGCCAACGACCGGGTCTGTCGCAAGGTCGCAGAATTCAACCGGCTTCCCAAGGATTTGCTCAGGTTGCGCGTTGTACAGTGTAGCATTGCCGTTTGCCAGCTTCTCGATAATGTCCATGTAGTCGGCGTACGTCATGACGATCTTCGCATTTTCGCGATAGTTTTCGTGCAGATCGGCTATCGCTTTTTTGATCGCATTGTATTTGTCTGCGCCAGTAACTTCCTTGATCGGATCAATTGTCCGGTAGAAACTCATATGCTCTTCTCCGGCTTTCGGCGTTTTCGTGAATGCGACTTTCTTTTCTTTCGCTGCCAGACCAGAACCAAGAGCAGCTTCGACCGTTTGCACGAGATTCGTATCCGTAGCCGCAAGAATTGTTTCCGACACCGGTGCGAAAACCTTGAATTTATGGCGGCCGAAATTCACAACGCCGCCGGTGGCCTTCAGTTCCTTCGCCGTTTCTGCGTCTTGAATAAAATCATCATCATCCAATGTGAAATCAATCTTCGGGATTTCCAGATTGGTTACAGTCGTGAACGTAGAGATTTCGCGAAGCGGATTTTTGACAAACGGCTCATGCAGCAGCTCAGTGGTCATCGTAGATGGAAGGATTTTTTCGCCGCCAGTACTGTTCCGGTCTCCAAGAACCTGAAGGACTTCAGCCGGCACTTCCTGATTGCGCATCGTAGCACGAATCAGCTCTGCTTTTGCAGCCACCTTTTGCTGAACTGGGTCATTCATAGCCTGCATATTTTTGTCCCCTTTAAGTTTTTCCCTTTGCTCAGCTTCCATCGCATCATGTTGCTGCTTCACAACATCGAAGCGCATTTTCAAGTCTTCTTTGGTCCGCTGTAGCGCTTGAATATCCTCCATCGTGGCCGCAGGATCAATGGCCTTTGCAGCCAGCTCGGTCTCTGTCTTCTGCAGTTGCTGACCGATTGTTACAAGATTTTGTTTCAGTTCGAACAGTGTTTTCATTGATACATTCCTCCTAGAATGGTTTCGATAAACGCTGCACCTGCTTTCGCTTCGGCAGCAATTTTCTCGCGTTGAGCGAAATCTTCCGTTGGTTTTGTGTTTATTTGCTGAGTACCAAGTAACTGTGCAGGGGTTCCATCATAGAGCTGAAGCAGCTCCAAGTCAGCGCATGCGACTGCATCCTTTTCTTCTGCCAACACCGTGATATTAAACAACTCAGCGGCTTCATCTGCATCCAGCCAGTTGTCTTTCCCATCCAATAGTTCATTCAACTTTTCCTCAGTAAGAGAGGCGGTTCCCTTGGACAGGTACGCCGGCCGGCATGTCTTCATCTCCGTCTTGTCCAGCCAGTCAGCTTGTTCCCGACACTCGACTGCATTAGCTCCCCACAAACTTGTCATTGGTTTGTGGATCATTAGGAAGGTGTTTTTGTACATGTAAATGTTGTCGGCCTTCATGATGAGAAAAGAGGCAGCACTCGCCGCAACACCATCAACGTAGGCATTGATAGTCAAGTTTGACTTCCTACGTTCTAGCTGGTTCATCATGGCAACGGTTGTAAATACTGAACCTCCCGGCGAATTGACGTACATATTCAACGTCTTTACGCTTTTTGGCAAGCTATCGAGCGCCTGGGTGAATTCTGTGATCGTGATGTCTGCTTCGTTCCATTTGTAGCCACTGATGATCGCGCCATAAATAAAAAGATCCGCTGACTTTTCGTCTTTTGCGGACCGTAATTCCCAGAACTTATTCGGTTTTTTCACTTGATTTCACCCCCTTCCTCAGTGCTGGGTCCATGTCCATCGGGTATAGATCGCCGCTTACCCAGAGCTGTGCTGCTACCCCTCCTTTTGGCGGCAAATCTTCGAGACGTCTTACTTCGTCCGGTTCCATGCCACCACCGCGAAGCATAACTTGATAAAACTGTGTCCTTGCAGCAGTGTCACCGCGTAATAACCCGCCAAGATTGAACTTGAAGTAGTATCCCTTCTGTCTTTCTTCAGCGGAAAGCAGTTTTCTATTAAACTCCTGCTCATATTGGCGGACAATCGGGGTAAGCGTCATTTGCACGAATTGAATCATCATTTGCTCGTTTGAAGAATAACTTTGTCCTTCCGTATCATTCAGGAACGAAACCGGTACATTGAAGACATTCGCCACCCTGGAGCGAGTAATTCTCTCAGATGCCAGCGTGTCCGAAGCGAAGTATTTACGTTCCATGTTTTTTACTGTAATGCCTGGCTCCTGAAACAAGATGCCGCCATTTTCCTGATAGAACCGCTTGAAGTCGTCAATAATTCGCTGTCGCTTATCCGCGTCGACATTTGCACCATACTCCAATATAAAACTGTCCTTCTTCTGCATCTCAGAAAGGCTAAATTCTTGAACAGCCTTGTCGTATTGTAGCGTGTTCCTCAACACTTTCAACGGGCTGATCCCTTCCCAGCGTGAGGTCCCTGTAATGTGCTTCACATGCAACATGTTCATGTTGTGAAAGTAGTAAGTGCCGTTGGCTCCAATGACTTTATACCAAAGGCCCCCGTCATCGGCATTAATGAGCGGCGTAACATACGCTGAATCTATCGGTGTAATTGACTCTACTTGCATTCGGATGTCTCGACCGATTAAAGCATATCCATTTCCTGTCTCATTTCGGGCTACTTCCATTTTGTTGATCAGTTCAAAGCCGGACATATTAGGATTCGGGCTATTGATTAGAACATCAGCCGCCTGAGTCAACTCGATGTCATAATTTTTGTATAGCTTCAGGGGCAACGACGACAAGGTATTTGCCAGTCGAGAAATTACGCTGAAAATCGTCTCGTTTGTGGCTAATTTTGAGTTATCTATCCCCCAAAAGTTACGACCAAACCATGAGAAAAAGTCAAATCCTGCCCCTTTCCAACCGGCTATTGCCCCTTTCACAGAGGCGATCAGCCTACTTGTCCATTTCAAAATCTCACCTCCCCTCACTGTTTGAAAAGATCGTTTACCGAAATGAACTCTACATTTCCATCACCTTGGAGCTTTACAAAGTGCTTCATTACCACTGTGTGAGCATTCAAAAGGGCCGCAAACCCATCGATTTTCCGGTAGCGGCCCACTTTTGTCGGTATTTTATTGCGATTTCTGTCTTCTGCCATCTTCACATTGTTGATGTACCACCGGAAAAGACGATTGTTGTTATAGATCACGTTCCCGTCCAGGAAGCGCTCCTTCAGGTCATCAACGGCCGGCCCGAGTGTCATATGCCCCTGTCGAACCAGTTCCGTCTTGAACCCATACGTATTCAGCGATTCCACCAATCCGAACGCCTTTGCCGGGTCGTATGTGATCAGATCGATACTAAAAAGCTGGGATTGATCCACAAACCAGTCATAGACGTATTCTTTTTTCACGTATTCACCCGGAATGATCGTCAATAGCCCCAACTCTTCATACTCGCGGTACGGGATTTTCTCGTTATCCTCCAGTACCTTTTTTTCCGGAATCCAGGAGTGTGAAAGAACAAATATCTCCCCTGTCTCGACAATCGGGAACTCCAAGCAAGCGCTGGTAAAATCCTCTGAATCAGATAAGTCGAAGCCGCCGACACAGGACTTCCCGTGAAATCTCTCTATCGGCAGCACTTTTTTGTTCCGTTTCAGGACCTCGAAACTCAAGAATGATTCCTCACCTGATTTGACAAAGACGTTGAACCGCTTGGTGATGAAGTCTGACCGCTCTTTTGGGATATGCTTGCGTGACTCCCATTCCTCGATCAGCGTTTCCAGTTTTAGCGTCAAGCCCAGGTTCGGATTTGCTTTGATCCAGTTCGCCGGGTCCTCGATGTCGTCCCCTTCGTCCAGCTCCGCCATGAAGTAAAAGGAACGCTCATCCTGGATCACGCCCTCCAACACGTCAGCTGCCTTCTCATAGTAGTCCATGAGTGGGCCATCCAGTTGATACCCTGCAGTCGTGATGTACAACAGTAATGGCTGGCTGCGGGCTCCGGTACTGTTTTTGATAACGTTGATCAGCTTGTAGTCTTTGTATTCGTGGATCTCGTCAAAGACTCCGAAGCTACAGTTCTTACCGTCCAGCTTTTCGCTGTCGCTGGCAAGCGGCTCGATCCGTGACAGGGTTTTCTCGTATCGGATTTCGTGCTGCCGCTCATAGAAGTGACGTTTGAGCAGCGGCGATTTTTTGACCATCGCCTTACACTCGTCAAACACTTCCCGAGCCTGCGCTTTGGAGTTCGCCAGTTGGTAAACACGGGCTCCATTTTCCCCATCTTTTGACGCCATGTAGAGCGACAATCCGGAAACGAGAGTGGATTTCCCATTTTTCCGGCCAACAAAAATAAGGCCCTCTTTGAAGCGCCTTAGTCCTGTATCTTTATGGACCCACCCGAAAAGTGAGCCGATTAGGAAGTGCTGCCACGGTTGCAGCTCAAGTCGATCATAGTCACCTTGAGACGGTTTACAGAAACGCTCAATGAACTCGACGGGACGATAGCCCTTTTCCTCATCGAAAATGAACGGAAAGCCAACCGTCCCCTGTCGTTCAAGGTCACGCAGATGTCGTTGGCAGGCCTGAAATACCTTTTTTGAGGTAACAATCAGGTGTGATGTAACCCCGATTGCATACTCCGTTGTTTTCAGCTTAGAAACGGTCAAAGTCATCACCCGCATTACCTTCCTGGTCGACTATCCCGGACACTTTCCTATCCGAGGCGGGGGTGAGCTTCAGTTCCGCTTGAAGCTTGCGCTGATGTTCAATGATTTTGATTACGGCGTCGACGGACTTGTTTTGCCTATACATCTGCTGCGAACCATTGACGAACAGTTCCACAACCCCGCGATCCTTGATGTCTTTTATGTGCTCCTGTTTCAACTGTTCCAGCAGAGCCATATTATCCGCGATCATGATGGTGCGGTCACTCAGGTTGTCGTCGATCTCCAATTCTCGGATTAGGATTTCGAATAACTTTTTGGCGTCACGATTCTTGATTTCCTTTTTGGGCTTGTGCATGTACACCCCCCCCTCGTATAAAAAGTGGTCTTGCGCTGAAAGCGAAGGGGCCGCGCCGGTCCCCGGATGCCTCTCCCCAAACTTTGAGGGTAGGGGGGGCTATCCACTTCCTAGCTTCTCAGCGCCCTATCTAGTCGTCCAAGGATGCTGCTTAATAATCTCTATAGGGTTTCGTGGAGAACGCCTAGAATCGCCTCAGAATGCCTCGATAGTGCATCGTCAAATGATCTCTTCATTTGCTCTGACCTTGATCACTCTGGCCTTACGCTTCTTCTCTGGCTCGTTCTTCCCGCCGCCCTTCTCAGGGTGCTCCTTGTTGTGACACGGTGGACAGATGCTTTCCAGATTGTCGGGGTCGAGTGCCAGCTCGGGAGCTTCTTCCAGTGGCACGATATGATGCACAGTGTTTGCCGGAGTAAGTTTTTTCTTCCTCAAGCACGGCTGGCAAAGATGGTTGTCCCGGATCAGAACATACTCTCTACACTTGAGCCATTCTTTCGACTTGTAGAAAGGCTTGGCCTGTTTGATTGGGTCACTCCCTCCTTTCAATGCGCTGGCGTAAAGCACGCATCTTTGTTTGTATCTCCGTTTTCAGTTTTGCTTCCTGCTTTGCTAACGTTTTGTGATTATAGTTCCAGCTTGCAAATCTTCGCTGCACCTTCCTGATCTTCTCCTGCAGCTTTCGAATCTCTGCATCCGTGTAGAAAGCAACATACTCATGCTGACAGTGCGGACATGTGAAGAACGTCTTCTCCACTCCACCATCTAGGTTGCTGCTCTGTGTGCCTTGTACCGTGAATTGCTGCTTACATCCAGCATCACAGACTGTTTGGACCATCTCTGTTGCTCCTCTCTTTTTGTGAAATAAAAAATGCCACTCTATTACGAGTGACATGTCACGAGTATATTTCTTTAATATTTTCTTTAATATTTTCTTTAGGCATCGCGCTCTAATGAAGAAAAAAGTTTGTCTGTACTCTAGTTAGAGTACAGTAGTGTCCTCTACGTAGAGTACAGTTCTGTACTCGGATTAGAGTACAGTCGCGAGTGTCCTCTAGATAGAGTACAGTCGTCTTGGAATCATTGTGTGCCAAGGTTTTGAGTGTTCAACTGTACTCAGATTAGAGTACAGTCAACTTACTCTGAGTGGAGAAAGTGCCCTTCATTGAACGCCAGTGCTGCTTTTCAGGACTTCTGCAAGGACTTTTGCTACAAAATCTTTCCCCTGATCCCAGCCCCATTCAGCTACTTTCTTTGCGACTCCCTTAGTTTTTTCGGCGCCGCTTAAAGTAGGCTCGATTTGTAATTTACTTTCCACGTACTCAATTCCATACCTAGTCATCTTGCAATTTTCAATTCTGACGTCATATGGATACGGGCTTCTACCTGCATACGCGATAGCTGCATCTCTTATGAACCCCTCATTCTGCAACTTTTCAATCGCCACGTTAAAAACATCCCTTGACAAACCTAACGTGTCTGCCTTGATATCTCGCATCATCGGCAAGTCCTTTTGATATTCAGTGTACAGAGCTAGTAATACTTTTTGCTTGTTATCCAAATCCAT